GGGGGGCCGTTTGGAATCCAAGGCGTCCGCCTTGGGCGGGTTGAAAATCCCCTTGGCCTGGGCCTGGCGAATCCACTTGATTTGCTGGCCGGGCGGCATGTCGGGGATTAAATCCCGGAATTCTTCCGGCACTTCTTCTTTCAGACCGTCCGCCACGGCCTGAAGCTCGGTTTCCGCCTGTTTCTTGGCCTCATTCACCTGTTGAAAGCGGGCATAGGGGACGGTCTTTTCCTGGTTTTGATCCGCCCGGTCCTTACCATCGCCTTTATCGGGTGCGTTCCCGGCGGGCTGATCCTGGGTATTTTGGTCATTCGGGGTATCGGCCATTTCTTGAACCTCCATTTAACGCCTGGGAGGGCGGATTTTTCGGTTACAAAACGCTTTTGCCGGAGTTCAGTTCCCGGCTTTCTTCCTGAACCTGAAGGAGATACGCCAGGGCTTCTTCACGGGTCTTCAGGTCCGGGTTTTGTTGCATGGCTATATCTACGGGGCTGATAACGCCGAACCCTAACAGCTTCTCCCAAGCTTCCGCCTGGGATTTCGGGTCAACTTCGGGGCGCGGATCGGCGAAGTCAATGTTGAGCGTGGCCGATTCTGAGAGTTTCCGGCTTGGCGAATGGGCGTTCCATACCGTGCGGATAAGCGAGAAAAGCCGCTTTTCATAGGAGCGCCACAGGGCCACGTCTTCAGCCCGCATTTCCGCCAGCTCGCGGGTGTCAACAATTTTGCTCAGGCCGCTTGCTTCCTGGGGATCGGTTGACATGGACGCGGCGGATAGGCCATGGCTGACACAACCCCACTTGATGAGCTTGTCAATGGCCCCCACCACTTCTTCAATCCGGGCCTGTTGATTCGCAAACCCTATTTCTCCATTTTCAGGGAGTTCCACCAGGGAGCCGGGGTCAACCTTCAAGGACCCGCCGCCTTGACCGCCCTTGATGTAGCCGACGCCGAAGGACTGGGTTGACAAGAGATAGAGAAGATCAGTCAGCTTCAGGTTAACGGCTTCCTGCATGGAGATAAGATCGTCTCCACCCGGAAGCCAAAAGTTTGAAGAGGGCGGCGGATAATCGAAAACCGAAAGGAAGGGCAGGACGCCGTAAGGGTTCGCGGCTTCCTCAATCGTCTGGCCCCTGTAATTCAATCTTTCCCAGGTTTCCGGCGTCCAGTAGGAATACTCAACCTCTTCAATCTTGTCAGAGGTACCGAAATCAGTAACCAGGACCTTAGACAAGATTTCCGGGCTTTCCCCGGTTTCCACGTCCAGGATATTGCCGGTCAATATGTCCAGGTCCAGCCGCTCGTTGCGCCAAACCGGGCGGAGCAGGATCGTCTTTAAGAGCTTGGCGTACCGGCTGGCCAGCTTCAGCTTCACGTCCAGGGCCATTGATTCAACAATCCCGGTGTAAAGCTCCTTATCGCTATCGGTCCCGTCAATTAGCCTGGTGGGGGCTTCCCGGTAAACCTGGGCAAGATTAACAATCACCTTTCGAACCACGTTCAGGCACACCTTGACCATGGCGGAAGGATCGGAGAAAAGCTGATTAAGCCGGGTTTCCAGGTGGTCAAGCTGGCTATCGTGAAAATAATCAAGCCGCTTGGCCGTTTCTGTCTTGCGCAAAAAGGAAGTCGCGCTGTCGGCCTGTAGGTTCAGGCGGCTAAAAACTATGGGGACTTGGCTGGCAAAGAGCATGGTTTTTCCCTTATGCGGCCTGGTAAATCCTGGCCCCGTCAAATCTGACCTTGCTTTCAAAGAATTCCTGCAAGTTCAGATCATCGTCTAAGCGGATTTTCTTGAACTCTTGAAAGAATGCTTCCACCTGCTTATGGGCCTGGCAGTAATCGGCGCATAAAAGTTGTTTTGATCCGCCCATGAGGTAGCAGAGTTGACGGCGGGGACTCTTGTTCTTGCACTGGAAGCTTCCCAGGACATAAGCGTGTAGGATTTGCTCACGGAGTGAATAGACTGCCCAGTTCAAAGCGTATACGCAGTCATCGTGCAGCTTGCTTGAGGCTGCGCCGAAGGAATATCGCCCGGCCCTGCCACTCGTGAAGGTAAAGTTCTTGAGTTCGTTCTCCAGGACCTTCAATTCATGGCTGAATTTGATTCGACCTTCCCGGAAAATTCTCGCCAATTCTACGAAACTCGAATGTTGCGCCCGCTCAGATGCTGTCAAAACCTCGTGAGGTATCCCCTGGCTGTCCAGAAATGGTAAAACATCGACGATTTCATAGTTTTCACAGATGATATTCGTCAATTTGTATCGTTCATGGGCCTGGAGAATTGCCTTCTTAATGGCCCTCCCGGTGTTGAGGGTGAAAACGGTCATGTCCAGAACGTAATAAATCGGCTCGCCTGTCTCCAGTGAGGCAATTTTTGCAACCGTCACCAGCACTGAGCTATCACCGCCCAAAACCGGGGATAGATTTTTAGCCCGGTCCAGGCCCGCCCCGACACGGTGTGCTCTGCCGTTTGTAAGCGCCTGTAAATCGGCCACAGGGATTTTGTATGGTTCTTTCGCCGCCTGAATATCGGCAAGAGTGAACAAGCTGTTGCGGGCCTGTGACCGCAAACCCAGCAGGTCTCTTTTCCAATCCGGCTCCAGGCCCGTTTTCATCAGCCTCTTAGCTCGGTTTCGGTCAATCCAGGCCGGGGCCTTGGCTTCAAATTCTCTCCAATCCCGATAACAGACATGGCGGCAAAAAATGGTGGGGTCTGCTTCCGCTTCTTTCTGGAGGGAATGGACAGGCCCGCCGTCAACGTCAACGTTGCTGTCCAGGAGGATCAGAGAATTTTCACTGTCTAATAAGCTGGCCTGCAAAGCGTTAAAGGGGCCAAGATCGGGGGAGGCGTGGAAATCGGAAACCCACAGGCAGTTAAGCCGGTCCCCGAATGCCGATGACAGGCTCAACCCCTCCCCAAGCTGAATAGCCGATTGCAGGGGCGGGAAGGTGATTTCATTGACAAAAATAAACTCTTCCGGGATCAGCCGGGCCAGACGCGGGGTGTTGGCGATGATCCGTTTTAGGGTCCTGAACTGAGTGCGGCGGGAGTGGTCAGCCGTGTTGCCTAAAAGCTGGGCTACGTGATTTTGCCGGGAAGTCGTGAGCCATAAGACCACCAGGGCGAAGGTTGTACTTTTTCCGTGTCTCCTGGGTTCAATAAGCAGGGATAGGCTATGCAGAAACCGCCCGCTTTCGTCTGTGGCCAGGATTTCATCAATGGCCCCCCTTTGCTCCTGGGTAGGCTCCCATGGCGCATATTGGTTATTGCGCTGCAAGACACAAGGCTGAACGTCTGCAACCCAGTTCCAAAATCCATAGGGGCCGGGGGCGTTCCACCTGGCCAGAATCTCCCCGTCCCGGTCGCGCCGGTTGCCACGGCCAGGGCCGCCGGGGTTGCCGGGTTGGAATTGGCGGGAAGCCGGGTCAGGGGCCAAAAAGAGGGGCTGATAAGGGATCATGCTTCGCCCCCCAGGATTGCGGCCAGGCTTGGGGCGTCTTTTGGGACGGCCTTGCCCTTCGCGACCTTGGGGCGGAAGCCCACCAGGATGTGGCGTAGGGCATGGAGCTTGGGGAGGTAGTCTTTAGGGATAGGCTTCCCGGAAATGAAGCCCTCATGGGCGGCTGATAGCTCAAGGATAAGCACAACCGCGGCGGCGATTTGCAGGCGTTGCGTCTGGGTAGGCTTCCGGGCGGGGAAGAACTCAGCTTTGAGTTTTTCAGCCCAAATACAGACCCGTGCCTTCCGGTCATAGATCGGCTGGCCGGTGTTAGGGTCTTTCCAATCGGGATCGCGGTCTTTCCACCTGGTACGGCCCACAATAAACCCCCGCCACAAAGGCAAAGTTGCCCTGTGGCAATGATGAAAACTCAGTGGGGATTTCAGGCGATGTGAGCCTTAATCGGGTCTATGACAGGAACCCAGGAAGGAAGATTTTAGGTCCTGTTGACTGCCGCACTCCCGGCGCTATATGGTCAGGCTATACTACTAAAGAGCATGGCCTGTCAAGTTGTTTTGCCCTTTGGGGGGCTAATTAAGTGGGTAATATCTGCATATCCATGATACCTACTACCAGATTAAGCCGAAAATTAGCCACTTTCTCTTTCATAGACCCCCTGAATATGAATCAGTTGCTCTATTCAGATTGGGGTTTAAAAAGACCTTCCTCCCCTGGAAAAAAGTGGTACTGATATTCTGTGCCTGTTCGGCCCTTATACGGTTGATATTCCCAATTTGTCTCTACGCTGTCAACCTGGCCTTTGGCCCGGTTTACCGCCTTGGGGCCTGGGTTCCCAGGTTCATAGCGAGTCTGTCTCTCCCCTCTCTGTTATAACGGTCTGGATTAGCTCTCATTGCTTCTCCCCCTCCCCGCCGGGTGTACGCTATGATCCGGTTATCCTCCCTCCCGCCGCCCCGCTTCATCAAAGACCGGCGCACGCCCTGGCCAGGGTGATATAGTATTCAATTTGGGGCGGTTGTTTTAATCCCCGCTCACGAAGTTCCTGTTGAATGTCCTCTAATAAGTCCAGGGTTTCTTCCATCACTTCGCAGCAGCCCCCCAAAATGACATGACGCCAACTCCGCCCCTCCCAAATGGCACGTATGGTGCTCTCCGCCACAAAGAAATAATCGGCCACTGTAGAGGCGGGGAGCATTCCCTTCACCATCTTAATATGCAGAACTTCTTCTTCCCTTAATTTAGCCTGGCTGTTGCGCTCCCCCGCCCATGCGCCCGAGGCGGCGTGCAACCTCAAATGAGGGCCATGGGCCATAGGCTCTATGTGCCGGGGGTTAACGCAGCTCCTACAGCCGCATACATGGTGCGCGTCGTAACCTTCGGGGATCGGCCCACGGTGAAGCTCATACGCGACACGGGCGGCCCGATGAGTCTGGCCGTCCAGACTCACAAGCGGGTACCCGCGCTGATCTGTGTGGCCAGTCCACAGCCGACAACCACCAGGCCCGCGCCTGGAATTGGCCCGTAATTTTTGCCAGACCGCCCGCTCTTCCGGGGTCAAGATTTTGACCACCATTGGCCGCTCTTCCCGCAACTCTGCTCCCGTACTTGGAACGACAACCATTTTGCTTTCCCCCCTTATTTTATTTTGCAAGCAGTTTCGATATGTTGCCCGATTTATCCCAATTTATAACTGCTTGCACTTGATTACCACCTGTGGGGGTTCATAACAATCAGTCCATGCACTTCCTGCAAGTGCCGCCCTTTAGGAAGCAGTTCATGAAGCTCTTTTAAGAAACCCTCAAAGTCCTTAACCGGTCCCTGGCGTCGAAGGAAGTCGAACGCCGGTTTATAAAATTCAAGAAAATTCACACAGTCTTCTATCAGGCCATACCCAAATCTTGCTAATTTTGATTTGAACTCTTTTGTAAGTGGGAGGTACCCCCCAAAATCGTCTCTGGTTTTGAACTCTACCCCGTCCAGGGCGTTCCAGGATGAGTCCTTGGCTTCCAATTCCGACACTACGGCTTCTTCCCACCGCATTTTGGTTAGCTGAAGAAATCCTGGCAAATTGATCCCGTACAACGGCGTGATGGCAACTTTCGGGTCAAGGCGGACCTTTATGAGGTAGTGATACTCAGAAAGAGAAGCAAGTATCCGGGCGATTGTGCGCTCTCCCAGCCCACAACCTCCAATACCGATGGCGGGTTTACCCCTCACAATGTCCAGGACGCGGATGAATTCCACCGGCTTTTCAAAAACCAGCGTCCGGTAAATCACATGCCTGAGAACAACCGCGGCGGCTTCCCATGAAAAGGACTTCCTGTCGCCGCCATCGGCGGCCAGGCTGCCAATTAACATATCAAGGCCGCCGCCCTCAATCAGGGCTTTGAAACACTTCCGGTAAAACGGGGGTAGCAGGTTCATTGCGGCGGAAATCTCAGTTCCAAGGTGATATGGAATTTTGCTCATTTCTGCCTGTAATTTGCTCTGCTGTTTTTTTTGATGCAGATGCCGCCTGGCGGCTGCCATTATACTTTCTTAGCTTTTCTTCTATAATTTCTTTAAATATACCCGTAAGGGTATATTCTTATAGACTGCCAAATTGGCAGTACCTTACATGGGGGATACTGCCATTATGGCAGTATGGTACTGCCAATTTGGCAGTACCCCCAGTCCCACCAGTGGGACTCCGCTCATTTATTCTTCCGGTGTCACTTTCTTCCTTTCCAAGTATTCCAGTACATCGCTCAATTTAAATAAGCGCCTGTGGCCGAACTTGTAATGAGGAATGAGACTCTTGCCGGAAGAAACCCAGTTATAAACAGTCTTCGCCGATCCCACCACTCCCATAATTTCCAAATCACCGGGAGACAAATATAATTTCGACATAACCTCTTGTACTGTAGGCTTCCGTGGCATTCTCATGACCTCCCGCAATTTAATTATTAGTTAGAATACATCACATTATCAAGATTGCAAGTTGCTTTTGAGTTGTTTTTTAGTTGACAAAGAATGTTACTTATACATGATACATATTATAGGATACGTGTTCATTCTTCCCATATCACCTAATTGATTGCATTATTTAATTATTTCTGCAAAATTACCTAATGACATTAGTCGCACAAAATAAAAATGGCCCGGACGCGGGAAACGCCGGGCCATGGGTAACAGAGTCTTTGTTTTAGGGGATCATCTGCATTTTGCGGCCCTGATTCCGTTAGCAATCGCCGCGGAAACCGCCATGCCTTCCGGTGACCACTGCCACACGACCGGGGGGCCGCCCAAGCCGCTCGAACTGTATTCTTGTCGGGCGGCCTGTAGGTCAGCCTCATTCTTGAACATGCCGGGCACCCCTTCCGCCCACATATACTTCCCGGCCTGGTGAACCGTGGGGCCGGTCGCGCAGCCGCAAAGGCTAATACAGAGCAATAGCATGGCAGTCAGGATTTTAGGTTTCATTTTCGAACTACCCCCCGTTTTCCGCCATCGCTTCTTCTTTCTTAATTTTGGGCGAGAGCAATTCACCACTCCGGGCCGCTGCCGCATTGACTACACTGGGGGCCAGGCTCGCATATTTTAAGGTCGTTCTGAAATCCCGATGGTTCATTAACTGTTGGATAACCTGCAAGTCGGTTCCATTCATGGCGTAAAAGCTTCCGAAGGTGTGCCTCAGATCATGGAAGCGGATGGTATCGGACAACCCCGCCGCTTTCCTAATCCGCCGCCAGGGACCTTTAAAATCAACTCGCTCGCCGCCGTTCTTGCCTGGAAAGACATAGGGTGATTCCGTCTTAGGTACAGCTTTAAGAGCCTCAATCGCTTCCGGGGGGACTCGCTTAATCACCGTTTCGGTTCCCTTGCGCCGGTGTGAGATCAGCAGGGTTATCATTTCCCTTTCAAAATCTATGTGCTCCCACTTCAAGGTAAACAGTGTTCCCCGACGCACTCCGCAGAATAAGGCAACCTTGATAAAACCCACGCTCGCCTTATCCGGCCACGTCTCCATAGCGTCCCATAGGGCCGCTAACTGTTCCTCAGTCAAAAACCTGGGAAGCTCATTATCCAGGTGAGGCATAACAACCTGCTTATGGTCAAAGGGGGTTGGCCCTGTATATTTGAAGTCCGGGCCTTGAGCGAATTTGTAAAGCCGATGCAATAAGACAAGCTGATGTTTGATAGTGGCCGCAGTAAACACTTTGCCCCGCTTGCTCAGATAAGGCTTGCCGTCTTTAGTCTTCCCTTTGGTCATGTCTTGCTTTAGGCGGTTCACGTCCATTGCGGAGATAGCATCCAGGCGCTTCGCGCCAAACCTGGGGGCCAAGTGTTTTTTATAGTTCAACAGATCATCATCCCAGGTCTTTTTATCCGTCTTGGCCGATTCGAGATACTTCTCGAAGACTTCGCCAAGCGTTAAGCTTTCCTTGCGAAGGCGCTCTTTTTCGGCTTCTTCCTCTTGGCGCTCTTTCTCTGCCAGTTCCCGCTTTTGCTTCAAGGTAATGATTTTTTTTCCATGTAAGTGGTCCAGGCGACATTCATCACGTTTTGTTTTGGCCTGAGTGACATTCATTCCCTCAGACGCCCAACCCACGCGCTCTTGAATAATTTTTCCGTTCACTTTGTACCGGATATAAAATGATTTATCCGGCTCGCCGCGATACATCCGGGAATGATGCTCCAAATACCTTATACCCCCACCTGCATTATGCCACTTGAGTTTAGCTTTCGGTTCGTTTGGCTCATCCATTTTTACCACCTCCAAATATTACCCCCGGCTGAATTACCCCCCTGGTTACCCCCCCTGAACGGGCAATATATTGCAATCAACCCCCGGTTTTTTGCGGTTAAACCCTGCTTTCAGAGAAAATAATTGCAAATAACTTATTGTTTGTCAAGCATTTTTAGGTGATTGGGAAATATTGGGAGAAGGGGGGAATATCTTTGCAATCCCTAAATCCAGAACTTATTGAGATAACTATCTTATTTAAATTTCTAATTTATTTGATATCACTAACTTATTGATATCACTATATTTATTAATATTTAATGAAACTGAATAGGGTTCAGGGGGTCGGAGGTTCAAATCCTCTCGTCCCGACCAGCAATAAGCAGGAATTACAAAGGGTTGGCAATCGAAGGGTTGTCAGCCTTTTTAATTTTTTGGGGCTTGGTGTCCATTTGGTGTCCAGTACCCAAATCATTGAGCACGGCCACAGCCTCCTGGAGATGGGCTTGGGAAAGGTGGGCATACCTCATGGTCATTTTTAAATCAGCATGGCCCAGGAGCTCCTGCACCGCCTTCAATCCCACGCCGTTCATTACCAGGTGCGAAGCAAAGGTGTGTCTCAGATCATGAAAGCGGAAATCTTCTAACCCTGCTCTCCTGCAAGCTGAGACAAAAGACCGTTTAACCTCATGGAATCTCCTTCCCTGAGAATCACAGAACACATAAGGGGATTTAAGCTGATTGCCCCGGCGAACTTCCCGCAAAACTTCGGCCAGCCGGTCATTAATGGGGATTTGCCGGGCCTTGCCGCTTTTTGTCATCGCAGCCTCAAGATATATGAAGTCGTTCCTGATTTGCTCCCATTTCAAGCTAAGCAGTTCCCCCCGCCTCATGCCGGTCAAGAGGGCCGTTGCCACAATGGGCTTGAGGTGTGGGCTACAGGCGCCAAGGATTCGGTTAATCTCTTCCTCTGAGAGAAACCGGAGTCGGTGATTGTTTTCTTTGAACATCAGACGTTTACCCTTCTTGAAGGGAGAGCTTTCCAGCATGTCCCACTCAACCGCCTTGCTTAACATATGCCCCAAGATTGCCATGTCTCGGTTGACGCTCGCGTCTGTCCTGGGTTTGCCTGCTTTGGTGGGGGTGGCTTTCCGCCGGTTGCGGTAAGTCTCCAAATCAAGATAAGAGATTTCAGAAAGGCGCTGTTCGCCAAATACTTCCTGTAAATCTTTCACCACGTGGCGCTTGAATCCCACAAAAGATCGTTGTTTGCCGAAATTCTCCACATGCCTTTCTGCCAATTCATTGAAGGTTATGCGGGTTTCCTTCTTCACATCAAACACATCGAAATAGCGGTCTTCCTTCTTGGCCGCCATGACTTTGCCCAGGTATGCCTCAGCATCCTTTTTGAGGGGGAAATCCTTGCGGATTCGCCGGCCGTCCGGGTCGTAATAATCAACCCGCCAGACCGTGCCTCCCTTGTTGACCTTCTTCTTGATGTTAGCCATAGTCAGCCTCCCTGTACCTTAATGAAAACCCACCAAGGCTTGCCCTTGCCATTCTCTTTTTGCCTTACCGTTACCTCCATGAAAGCCTCCTTCGCCACGGATAGGAATTCGCAATCCGCCCCGCCCCTGTAAAGGATAAAGGGGTGTATCCCTTTTGCATGGCCATCAGTCCCCAATTGTCTTTCGATTCACAACCTACGGCCGAGAATCCTGTGCATCTGCGTCTCTAATTTGGCTATAGACCTGCTCCAGGAGGTGTTTAGTAACCGCATCCTGGAAATCCTTTTCGTTCATAAATTTGGCCGTGATCTCCTCATTTTGCTCCATGCGGTCGATGAAAAGCCCTTCCAGCGCCTTGCGGAAAACGTAACCGAAGTTTTCCATGGTGTTGGCGATCGCCGCCTGGCGCAGGTTCGTATCGGCCACGGCATCCTCGCAGATCGAATCGAAGAAAAGCTGGTCCCCAGGCTTGAATTCCGTGCCAAACCGCTCGTTGAGGATGTCGATCAGCTTGGAAAGCTCTATCTCCACGCCTCGGGCAATCCCGGTACCCACGGCTGTCGGTCCCGATACCGGCTCCTGCTTGCCTGGCTCCAGGCTGATAGATCCCTCGCTGATTTTCTGCAGCCGGTAGAACTTGAGCGCCACGTCATCGTCAAAGTTATAGACCGGCCCCCGGTCGCCCCGGGGCAACTTGGTCAGCAAGAAACGGATGTAGGAATACAACTTCTCCAGGTCCGAATCCTGGAAGGGGATGATCTGTGAGAGGAAAGCGTAAAGGTTCCGGTAGGCCACCAGGGTCTTGCGGAATTCCTCCCGGTCCTCGTCCTCAAGCTCACGGTAACGGCTTACTGCCGGGTCAATGCAGGCATTCATTTGCGCATGGTCGGCAGTAGTCTGGTGGGGCTTAGGCTTGTAGAAGACCCGGCAAAACTCTGCCACCTCCGCCGTGTAATAGACCTGCTGCGCTTCCAGCTTCGCCTGTAGCTCATAAAGCTGCTTCGGGTCGGCCCGCTCGCCGATGAGCGTCTGCTCGTAATAGGGTTGAAACGCCGCCAAAATCTCCTCCGGCTCATTCACGAAGTCCAGAACGAAGGTATCTTCTTTGCCGGAGTGGGTGCGGTTAAGGCGCGAGAGCGTTTGCACCGCCTGGATGCCGGACAGGCGTTTATCCACATACATCGTATGCAGCAGCGGCTGGTCAAAGCCGGTCTGGTACTTCTCGGCCACGAGCAACACCTGGTATTGTTCCGTCCCGAACCGCTCGGGCAGCTCCTTTTCCCGGATACCCTGGTTCATGCCGACTTCGGTATATTCCACGCCCGGCGCGTCGGGATCCACCACCGTGCCGGAGAAGGCCACCAGGGGCTTAA